GATTTCACCATTCTTGCATATATAAACTTTACTGTTATAGTTAACCTACAAACATATTTTAATAAGGTATTTACAGGTAAAGGAGCTATCGGACGGCTGAAAGCTAGATACTTACAACTAAGTAAGGACTGGGATTACCACAAGTCTAGTACCCAAGGATTACAATTTATTAAAATTTCAAAAAATTTACACACACATGTCCGCTAACGCCCTACAAGACATACACATAAAGAAACACTACTCCTTTAAAAACAACTTTTAAAGAGTTGTCTTTCTTTCCCATTACTGTTAAAGTAGGACATAGTGAACGGTGGTGTAGTTTCACAACTATACCTTCCTTGTCGTGTAATATACCTGCTACGCCACTATTCACCTAGTACAAATTACCACATAATCTCTAAGGACTTACGTACTATATATAGGGGGGTGCCAGGTTAAATCCCCCCTCATGCACGCACACGCACGCATAATGCGTATGCATATATAGGGAAATCTAAATCTAAAGTTTACATCTAGATTATGCCCTTATGCGTATATATGCCCCTATGTGTCCCACGCTTGAATGAAAATACATTCCCATGCATTGAAACGCAAAAAAAAAACAAGCTCACAAACTTTTCAAAAAAAAAAGTCAATTGAAACCTAGCTAAAACAGAAAAGCGATCTCCAGCCGAACGACTCATGAATTTTTGGTGCTTGACAAGTTTGGGCAGGTCGATTAAGTTTGATTTCAACAAGTCCGAAAAAACATTTCGGGCATAACGAAAAGGGGCAGAAATGTCAGCTAAAAAAGAAACGATTCGGGAGGATTTATTCCAACCTTATCGCACAAAATTCGGGGCGTACGTTGTTGTGAAAACACGAGGTAGCATATCCGAAAAATACGATAAAGAATCCGAAGGAAAAACTCGTTATATTATATGCGAACTATCCGAAGGAAATTACAAGCCATTAGGCGTTTTAAAGCAATACGAGGCAGTAATTCAATTCAAAGAATTGATGAATTTAGCCCCGAATCCTTTAAATCGTAAGGCATTAAAACCATTGAAAAATGGTCAGATGTCAGCCGAATTTATGAGCTTAATCGGAAGTAATAAAATTGCTAATGAATTCGAGGGAAAAGTTCCAACGATTCAACAGAGCAAAGCGTACATGAACTCTAAGTTTAAGGGCAGTCCCTTAGATTACTAAGCCGAACTAAAAAGCCCCTCTACGCTTAGGCGTGGGGGGGTTTTTTTTTTGTCCATTCCCCTATGCATTATGCATACATTCGCGATATCTCAAAAAGCGTACCTTAACTCCTAACATTCCTTTAATTTGCTATCTGAGAGCCATGAGGTTTGATTTTAAGGGGGGGCAGTCGGTCTTATGGTCGACTGTTGCACGATTCAAGATACTATGCCTTAAATCGCCTTATTTGAGCTTACAGAGGAAAAGCCCTATTTCATTGGGTTTCGCCCTATATTTCATTATAACACATACGCCCCTATATATGTAATGAAATTTATTTTTTTTTATCCCTGAATATTCGCGATATCCCCCTATGCAGACCTAAACATATGCATATATAGGTGAACATTTCTCAGCTCTACTATATATGGTATGCTTATGCATATCTATTATGCATAATGTTTATATATATAAATGTGAACATTTCTCAGCTCTCTTAATTTTATGCATAGGTAGAGATTTCTCCTTCGCATACTCTATATAGAAAAAAAACTTTGAACTTTTTTTTTTGTATATTTAAATAAGATATTATGAACGCATAGTAGCACCGCAAAGGGGTTGTCAAGTCATGTCACTATAAAGCAGCACTATCCATAGGGGAATGTGGTAACTTGATTTCGAACAAAAAAATCTCACGTATATTTATACATAGTGTATGTGTACGTGACCTATAATACGGAGGAAATAATGTTAAAATTACTAAATTATATGCGTTGGACTGTTCGTAAAGATGACTGTTATGGTTACGAAAGACCAATAAAAACGTACGGAATTGTTGCTATTGTACGGCGTGGTTTCGCTTTTATGAGGTGGGCGTAATGGTATTCGTACAAGGACATAATACCGACAAGACTAAATACCTGCCCAAAGGTACTTATAAGGAAGGCAGCACCATAGATGCTATGCGTGATGCTACTGTTAGACCAGACATTCCACTACCTGATGGTGCTTGTATATTCTGTCGTAGGATAACGGCTTCACATAGGGCTTGTCGCTCTTGCAAAGAGGTCGATTTCGTTCTTAATACGCCTCAACACGCTGAATATCTAGCAAGTATTCACGATATAGTTGCTGTAAAGCAACAGTCTATACGAGAAGGTCATACAGATAGCATAACTTCTGGTGATTTCGAACAAAAACTTCTGCTTATGGAGGATAGTCAATACTCTCATACCATAAAGCAAGGTTGTTGTGCTTCTCATAGCGAATTATTCGCACCATACTGCAAGTCTTGTGGTCTTATGTTACCTAAGACTAAGGTATGCGACTACTGTTAGTAGTCTTTATATAAATACTATAAAGGGCTTATCCATATACGCTACCTCCGTAGCGTATGCGTGGTGAATCTACGCTAAGCCCTGCTATCTACTAAGGATTAATAAGTTTGGACACTTGTTTCGGTTAGTAGGTAGCCCGATACTTATAATCTATCTGTTGTTCTAACTGTTGTAAGGCAACCAAATTATTGTAATACAGACATTGTAAGTATCGTGCTATCTATGAGAGTTTCATAGTAACAAAGCATGGCGTTTTTATGCGTACATTTAGGACGCACATTTTTACGCTCATGCTCTCTTATAGGTAGCTTGTAGCATAACTTATGTAAAGAAACTTATTGGATAAGTTTTGAGGTATGTTACAAGCTATCTATTGGGATAATTCAAACGATTGAACAGAGTTACTTAATGGATAGTGTCGCAACTACCTACGAGTAGGAATCAGTATTTACGCCCTGTTTATTCTGATGACCGAAATGTAGGTAGTGATAGGCGTATGGGCTAGGTATTCGTTACCCTTTCGTTGTACCTAGATTGTAATAATCACCTACTAAACTGTACGCCTTTCACTACTTATACAAGGGAGAAAAATATGATATGCGATAACTGTGGCTTAGATGAGATGATTGTGATTGGTCAACTCGCTAATGTCAAATCATCTGTACTCAATATGGTCAAATGCATGACCTGTGGGTATGGAAGTGTAAGAAAGCAAGGCACTAAGAGGAGAGTGAACGATTGACTATGAGTACAAAAAATAAACCTAAAGCCAATAAAAAGGTTTTAGATAAAGCAATACGAAACCCTAACAAAAAGTTTGTTATGGGTGTATATCCTGACGATTACTTTGTGAGTGGTGAACTCACAGCTAGGGTAGACAAACTAAACGAAGTGTTCGAATCAACAAGTTACGAATTTACAAAAGCCCGTAAGCATGGCGTGGAAGGTTACGCTTATTTGCTAGTGGAGTACGTTAATGTTGGTAATCCACACGAGGAAGAACAATAAAAGAAAGGATAATATGAGTAAGAATAGTGAGGACAAGGAGTTTGATGACTTCAAATCCGAGTTTGATGAGATGATAGAGAGAGCTACAACACTAGGATTCAAACCCTTACACCATAAGCAAGACTTCCCACCAAGATTGTTTGGTTTAAGAAGTCTTTACATAGGTGAGGAAACAGAGGGTGGAGATGATGGGTTAATCAAAAGCGAAATGTATTTCGCACCTAAAAATAATCCTATTGAGATGATGACTGACTATATGATGCACTTAACAGATGAGAATGTTAAGAAACAAATACACGCATTCGCAGAGTTCTTATCATCTGTTATTAAAGATGGTGTTATTGATGACATGATACCTTTGTTTGAGGCGAAAAGCAAAAGAGAAATGGGAGATATGATAGAAGCTATCATTATGCAGACTGCACATATGCTACTCAAAAGTCGTTCATGGCAGAAATTTACTGCTAATTACGACATTGATATGCCCCAAGCAGTCATCATAGGCAACCCAGAAGCCCTATCTAGTATGATAGCCACTACAAATGGCGACTTACTAGCAGGTGCTAACCCTGAATCTATGGATAAGTTCCTTAAAGAAGTACTTAGAGATAGTGAAGGTAAGAATAATGAGGAGGAATAATGGCGTTACCTACACTAGATGGCTATGTACATTGTGCTAGTTGTATTAAAGATAATGAAAATGGTGGTTACAAACAGAAATTAGAAGTGGGAGTAAGACATTCCACCGAGTTGTTTGTTAACTGCTTAGTACATGACCTTGTAATTAGGGTCTTTAATATTGAGCCAATAGAAACGGAGTGTGATTGTTGTGGCTGATAACGAACAAGTATACGAGTACATAGACCAAAACATGAAACAAGATGAGAATATATTGACTGTTGATTTCTACTTTGATAGTGATGTATCAAAAGAGAATGCAATAGATGAGGTAGATAAGATTGTATCTTTAGCTGATAACAAGCATGAGTACAAACTTACTTCCCATGCACCACGAATATATACTAAATCTCCACATAATGAGGAGGATAATGGCTGAGAATACTATCATATCAAATCCTATATTGCATAGGAGAAAAGACAGAGCAAAAAGAACTGCATACTTTGACAAGTATGGTCGAGATGACTTTGTGTTTGACACATTAATAGACACAAATATTCCAGACAACTTGTGGGTATGTGACTTCTGTAACTTATCAATAGAAGTGGTTGACTTAGCAAACCAACCTAAAAGTATCTGGGTACATCTGGGCTATGCCTTGTGTGGTAACTGCGTAGATGAACAGATAGCAAAAGAGGATAATACAATGGACACAATTAATTCTAGTGACGTAGAGTTTTGTAACTGTTGTGTAGGAGAGGATAATGACTAACGAGAAAATAAAAAAAGCAATCGAACTGCTAACTGAAACTTGCGAACTGTTACAGAAACAAATTTCTGGACATACAAAAGTTTTAGAACAGTTAGTAGGACTATTAGACAAGGAGAATGATGAGTAAAGATAAAGATTCTGGTATTAATCCAGAGGATTTCTTACTACATAGTAAGGAAATTAGTGATGCAACGATACCTAAAAAGCATTGTGCAGTTACTAGAGATATATTGTTATACCTCAATGAGCTATCGGTAGACATTGGTTACAACCAAAACCTAGCCGATTGGTTATTTGATGATAACAATGATATACAGATTGATAGGAAATTCCCTGTCTTTCTTAGGTTAGTAGTGCCTCATCACTACATAGCAGGAGAGCCAACTGATACACATTACCGAACTGTATGGGAATTTGTATTTACTGATGACTTCGAGAACAGTCATACAGGAATGATTGACATACCTGCTGAGGCATACCACTTACTACCTGAAGTACCAGAAGTAGTACAAGTAGATAACGACACATACGAATTGTGGTCTAAGTTAGATACTGAAACAATTACTTCTGACTTCATTAATGAAGTAGAGAGTTTACTTCGTGAGGAAACTAAAAAGGAGGAGGAATAACAATGATGAAAAACGAATGGTTGTTACTCGAAAAGGTAATTAAAGCCCCTCGTATATTGCTGTATGGAAAACCTGGTACAGGTAAGACATACTCAGCTATGACATTGGGGACAAACAAAAACCAAATGAAAAAGTCAATTACATTGACACCAGAAACTTCGGCAACCGATTTGCTAGGACATTACATTCTAGTAGGAGATGATGGTATGGAATGGAATGATGGTATTGCTATTGAATCGTGGAAAAATGGTGGTAGATTAGTGATTAACGAGATTGACCATGCTGGTCAAGATGTCACTTCTATACTCCATGCTTTGCTAGATGATGTAGACTTTGCAGAGTTGACACTACCCAACAAAGAGAAAGAAGTAGTAAGACCTGCAAATGGATTCCAATGCATAGCTACCATGAATGGCGAGCCAGATGACTTGTCGGAGGCGTTGCGAGATAGATTCCCTATCAAGATAAACATTAGTGAGATACACCCTAATGCGATAGATAGTCTGGATAGCACCATTATGAGTGTGATGAATGATGTTAGTGGTACTGACACTTCTATTCGTGCTTTTATGGAACTTAGCAGGTTGATTAACAAAGACAAAGTTAAACCAAATGATGCTATATACGCTGTATTCGGTAGTATTGATGAGGACTTTGCTGATACTGTTGTAGAAGCATACGAAGTAATTAACTCAGGGACTTCTCATATAGAGGATACTGATTAATGTCTTTGTTCAAGCAGAGAGCTAGACCAACACCATTACCAAAAACATTACCTAACTTAGCGTTGCAAGGTAATCGTATACAGAGATATGAATACGAGGAAGGTGTAACAAATGGTACTAACAAATTTGCTATACCAATACCCCAACACGCTTACAATACCCAATTTGATGTAAATAGGGCAATACTATTGCAAACCCTACGGAAAAAATATTTCATCAAAGCAAGGTACATAGGTAATATAGACCAAGAGATAATGTCGATTGCCGAAACTCTTTGCATACTACCAAAAGCTAGTCAAGTAATTAAGAAAATACAAAAAGCACACGCTAAGTATTCGGATAAGCTAGTGGACAATGGAGATAGTTATTATCTGACTACAAACCTACCACAGATTAACGAGAATACTGCTAAGTATCATGTAGATAAGTTGATAGATTTATTCTACAAATTACTTAAAGAAGGCAACAATAGAGAGGAGATAGCATCTCAGCTGACTAGAGCTTGCCTTGTTGTGTTCGGTGCAGTTCGTAATACAAGAGGTACTGCCTTTGGTATAGACAGTAGTGAGTTATTCCATACTATTACTTCAGCAGTACGTAGGAATGTACCTTTGCAGTTAGCACTAGATGATAAGAAGTTAAGACAAGAAGTTAGTGCTATTGATACTATTCTTAATCTTACTCATAAAGCCAAGCAAAGTGCTATTGACATGATACAGTCTGGAAACAGGAATCTTAATAAGTATCGTTGGGAAAAACAACTTGATGGTAGTCATAAGTATGTAAGGTACAACGTACCATTCAACCCTAAGAAGCATGCTAGGAGAGTATACAACGAGCTAATGAATCCACATTACATGAGTTACTATATGCAATATCGTCTTAATGATTTGCCTTCTATTATAGACGGCGTATTTGAAAACGAGAATGTAAATATTACAAAGGTAAAACAAGACAATACAAAGCGAGTAGAGGATATGCCTACTATGACTATGCCTAAGTTTCTCACAAAAGACTTAGCTAGAGAGATAGAGCAAAAGGCAAATTCAAACTACAAACACGCAGTAAATTACCTTAGTAATAGAGGTGGTGTACATGGTATAGCAAAGTTGCACAGATTCAAAGGCAACAAACCTATTCGTATTGCAGTACAGAAACTAATAATATCGCAAGGCGAGTATGGTGTTAAACCTAGACAAGTACACAGAATAATTACAGACAGAAAAGTCTTTAAACGTAAGCGACACATAGCAGGTGGTAGCTTAATGATTGACTGTTCTGGAAGTATGGGCTTTGATAGTTATGATGTAAAAGAAATTGTCGAAACTTTACCAGCTAGTACAATAGCTGGTTATGTAGGGTATGGAAATAGTATAGGTGACTTTGATGGTGACATAAGAATTATTGCACAGAATGGTCATATGGATACTAAATCTATCCACGACTTACAAGAACACGGAATGAACTCTGTGGATATGGACGCACTAAGATACTTAGCTAAACAACCTGAGCCAAGAGTTTGGGTTTCGGATATGCAAGTAGTAGGTGTTGCCGATACAGATAACAGGTCAGGTACAACACTAGGTACTGACAAAGTACATGAGATTATGAGATTCATGGCTAAGAATAATATCATACCGATACAGGATATTGAACATGTAAAGCAATTTGCTAAACAATATGCTAAGTTTGTAGGTTAAGTTACAAGAAACTAGCAATAGTACTGCATCTAGCAATAGATGTTATATGTAACTAATTAATCCCCCTTTTGTGCGTACTCGTACGCATGAGAGGGGGGTTTTTTTTTGTTTTTTTATATATGCATATGCATATGCATACACATAGAAAAATAAATAAATCGATTCAATGCTTGTATATAGAGTGTTCGGTGTTATGATTACCACATGAGCAAAGATAAGAACATAAACATACCAGAGCTTATAACAAAAGCGTATGGTAAAAAACAGGGAGGGGTTACTGCTTGGTATAAGGCAGTACCTAACGAAGTCAAACCATTCATTGAGGGTATAGAGCTACTTGTTAAAGAGGGTAAGAAACCTAATTCAAGTGCAGTCAGCAGAATACTACAAGAGGAATTTGACTTTACAATATCTAGGGCAGGTATCAACAGGTGGCTAACATACTTAAAAGATAAGGAAACTAATGAGAAAAAGAGAGCAGGAGAAACTAGCTGAACTCTTAGTACAAGCTGAGAGTGACAAAGTTAGTGAACTTAAAGACACTAATAAGAGATTGTTAAAACAATTAGACAAACTCAAAGATAAAAAAGCAGACTTAGTTGAGGCAGTATACAAAGGAGCTAAAGATGGTATGTCAACAGTAACATTACCAAAAGTTAAAGCACCAAAAAAATCTACTACACATGGACAAGAAATCTGTGTGCCTTTATTAAGTGACATTCAACTAGCAAAAAACACAGACACATACAACTCTAAGGTTGCGTACAAACGTGTCATTAAATATGCAGAGAAAATCGTGAATCTCTCTCAGTTGCAGGGTGCAAACCACACTATTAAGAAGTGTCATGTACTAGCACTAGGGGATATAGTTGAGGGAGAATTAATATTTCCTGGACAAGCACACGAAATTGACAGTTCACTTTACAAACAAGTAACAGTTGATGGACCTGCTATGTTGTTTGAGTTCTTTAGTATATTACTCACACACTTTGAGGAAGTTGAATGTACTTGGGTTATAGGTAATCATGGTGCATTAGGTGGCAGGGCTAGAAAAGATTACAACCCTGAAACTAATGCAGATAGAATGCTAGGCAAGATTCTAGAAACTATGTTTAGGAACGAGCCAAGAATGAAATTTCATATACCTGATAGAAGTTGGTATACGATAGCAGACTTAGGTGTCAAAGCTAAGTTCCTATGCTTTCATGGTGACAACATTCGTGGCAGTATGGGACTACCTTTCTATGGATACAATAAAAAAATACTAGGTTGGAAAGCACTAGCAAGTGCAGACTTGATGGAAAACTTTACACACGCAGTGTGTGGTCACTATCATACACCGACTTCTTTGTATCTTAATGATGTAAGACTATGGGTTAATGGCTCTACTGAAAGCCACAATGGTTATGCATTAGAACAATTAGCAGCTATGGGTAGACCATCACAATTCTGTTTGTTTGTTAAACCCTCTAAAGGTGTGACTGCTGAATACTTAGTTAGTTTAGAGGAGGGATAAATATGGACAAGGAAAAACACAAGAAATTAATTAAAGACTTCCCTAAGAGTGTTGTAAAGAAAGCTCCACAGGGAAAATTTGGGGACTATGTTCCTCACCACATATACACACAACGATTAGTAGATGTAGTACCAGGCGAATACAACTTTATGTTTACTGAGATTAGAGATAAAGACAATTCAATAGTAGGTGCTAAATGCACACTACAAATAGATGGCTTAGGTATGGTCGAGGAAGTTGGAGATGTAGATACTAACGCATTAAAAAGAAATATTACTGAAAGCGAAGTGCTAAAACTAGCAGTATCAGATGGTATAAAGAGATGTTGCATGAGATTCGGAATCGGATTAGAACTATGGACAGGTGGTACTACTGAAGAAGAACACTATGCAAACGATACTACTGAAAAAAAACAGGCACCTCGCGTGGTGAAACCAGTTTCAGCTCCAGTTAGAACAGATGCAGACAAGTCGCAGGACAGCCTTTCTCCTGCCGTTGAGACCAAGACTTCCTCTGCATCGCCTAGTAATCCAGTAGAGATTCTAAAAGCAGCCAACTTCTCAACAGTAGGTAACACTCATCCTAAGGGTGGGTCTAAGGCTCTTGATGAATTAGGTTTATGGTGTATGTGTGGAGGAGATGTCGAATACATACCAGAGGGCAAGAAAACAAATAGCAAAGGTCCTGACTTTAGATGTCAATTGATGGGTAACTGTACTGCAGGAGATACAGTAGATGGCAGAGTATTTGCTAAGTCCTGGTGGTTAGCAGACTTTAAGAAAGAAACACCTGCTGCTTGGATTAATTATGTACAGGCACTTAATGGTGTAGTAATGCCAAAGGCTAAGAGTTTAGATGAAGTAGAAGATTGGGAAGCACCATTCTAGGATACTATTTAAACACATGCATTGATTGCTTTAAAACATATTGGCATGAGGTACAGGCTTATCAGGGTTTATGTAAACAATGTGAAACAGCATTTGGAGAAAGGATGAATGATGTCGCAAAAAGAAATAGTAGCTGAATTATTAACTGACAATAGACAAGGTGTGTGTGGTACAACCTTCTTACAAAATTACATACCACGATTCGGTAGTCTTATATTTAATCTTAGACACGAAAAGAATTGGGACATAGTTAAAGAACGTTGCGATTTACACGAACATAAAAATACCCAATGGAAGTATAGGTTATTGCGTAGTGACACTACTAACTACAATGTAGCAACAGGTCATACTTATTCTTTTAATTTAGATTGATTATTAACTAATTTTTTTCTTAGCGTATGTCTTAACGACTGCAAGTGCAGCACCACCACCAGCTAATGCAGCTAACTCTAATGTATTTGCATCAACAGATATCAAAGGTGCGACAACTAAAGCTCCAAGAAATGCTTCAATGAAAGTCCATACGGTTCTTTCAATCATATCTTTAAGTTCTTCACTCATCTATCTCTCCTAATTTATTAATCTACCTTTAAGCATAGCATTAGTCTTAATAACATTACCGTTTATCTCTTGTAATTTATCATATACAGACTCAGCTAATATCAAATGGTCTTTAGCTTTGTTATCTACTGGTTTATTCTCTAGTAGATTAGTTATTGTATTGTATTTTATAGTAACTTTTTTACCTTGTAGTAATTGATTTGCAACTTTTGAATACATTTTCTTGTATGCTACAGCACTAGAACCTATGAAACCATCAGCAGATATGTCTAAGTCTTGCTGACTTTCCCCGACAATGAGACACCCACTGGTATGCTCATCCGTGTTCCCAGTGTGGATTAATATGAAAGTAAAGTTAGGTACATCTTGTACATGAAGCATACCATAGTGTGCGTTCTTGTATCTCTCTGTGTACTTAGCATGAAATCCACCAGTCTTTCTAAACTCTAATTGGTATTCACCTTCAGGTATGCAAGTCTCGTGCATAACTTTAACTGCTTGATACTGGTCTTCTAATGTATAACACTCGAACAAACCATCAATAAACAACATACCATTGGTAGCATCTTTACCGAACTGAGTTCTAATAACATCTAACTGCAATTTTCTATACCATATTTATTGTTACATATCTGTATGTAAGTACCGTTATCTTTTTGATTTATAAAACACATTACTCTGTACCTTCTTTAGGGTTTTCCCATGCTTCATTGTCTGCAGTAGTTATATCATCTGATACGAACTTACCTTTTTCATCTCTTGCTCTGAC